GTACCTGACGGAGTTATTGGCCCAACAACAAGAGGACTTATTTCCGCAAGTAATTCTACAACTCTTATCGCAAAATTCTCTGAAGCTAGGCGAGAATACTACCGTTCATTAAAAACCTTCCCCATATTTGGGAAAGGTTGGCTTGCTAGAGTAGATAAAGAAGAATTAGAAGCCCTTAATATGGCTAAGAACTTTTGAACCCTTTGTAAGCTGTCCTAAAGGCGTTTTTAGGCGTTTTACATAGTTGTCTGGGTGACACACCCATTTGTTGCCCATCTTCTTAATCATAGCCTTAGAATTGGCTTTATTCTGTTCTATTAATAATTCATACATTGGATAGCTAAAGCGCCCTGCTTCAATCATTTGTTTTAATAGGCTTTTATCGTTTTTTGTCATTTTTTCCCTTTTTAATTGTAATTTCACCACCATCTACATTAATGGTAGTAGAGTTTTTAATTGCTTTTAACTTTTCTTGCTCAATGTATTGGCGCAATATGCTGATAATCCCAGCCTCTACCAATATACCTAGACCTTCAGCGTCAAAATGCACTACGGCATCCGCGCTACCATCTTTGTGTTCTTTAATTATTTCTACTTGAATATTCATAATTTCCCCATTTCCTCTTTCATTCTTATAGATTTCAAATAGTTTTTAAGTGCTTTGTCATCTTCATTAAATATTTTGTTGTATAGCTGACCATTGGGTAGTCTTGGAGTGTCTGGTTTAAAAACCCCATGCAACATAAAAGAAGAAAAGGCCCTACAAGCTAATTCGTATTGTTTGCACCTTTGACTCCATTCGCACTTGTCGCATGGGCTTATTTCATTTAGCTCCATTACGCCCTTTTTGTGCGTAAAGTTCGTACTCAAACTTTTCCCAGCAATCTAATTCATTACACATTTCAGTAATGTCGTGGTCGCCAATGTAAGCGTATTCTCTATCTCCGTTATAGCCACGCAACTCAATGGTGGTGTTGCCCATAACTATTTCACCTACATAAAATCCATCTTTCATAATTTCCCCTTTGTAAAACTGTAGTTTATTTGTAATGCAATAGCTTAATATAAGTATTTACCCTAACTTTGTAGAAAAACAACAGGGCTGTATTTGGCAGTTGCTAACTGTTAGGTGGAAAGCCGCAAAAACCCTAACTTACTGCATCCTACATTGGCGGCTTAACGCCCTAAAAAATAAGGTGGGGGCGGTCTGCACGGACAGACTTGGTAGATGGAAGGGGAAACCATCTCGCCCCCGTTGTTTAGTTTAAACCATTCTTTAGTTTGTATATTTTGAGTAGGCTAAGAAACATCTCATAACCATCTCTAAGGTCTTGTTCTGTATGTTCATAGATTGCTACTTCCCCAGTAGTACCATTTACATACACATTAGCGCACCGTGCAGAGGGCGCTAAAACTTCTCTATAGGCTGCAAGCTGTAGTGTATGCTCTAGGTAGGGTGTTTGTTCACCAGGGGATTTTTCCGTACTCTTAAAGTCAATTACGACCCCTGTGAAAGAATGAGTGGGTTTGGCATATAAATCGCACTTACCACCATAGCTTTCTTGAGCGTTTACTAGACTCTGCTCAGGTATCCATAACTGAGGGCCAAAATGGGCTGTTATAGCCTTGTCTACAGTAATTACATAGGAAGGTAACTCAGGTATAAATTCATTGTTATAGAAGCTTTCTATCCAATCGTGAATAGCAGTACCTCTATCCATAGCTTCTCTAGACTTAGACTTAGAAAGGTCTAATATTCTAGCAATGTAGTCTTTTTCTTCTTCCCCATCTAACTTAGGGTTTTCCGCAGCAGCTTTAATGGCCTCAGTCATTTTCCAAGTGTCAAGTCCAGACTTAGACAACTGGCTATTAATTGTAGAAACTGACGGTACTAAAGTACCTGGCGCTGATTTAGCGTCACGCAAAGTAGTGTTGCGTTCTTTACCATTTTTACCAATGGTTGTATATCGTGGTTCGCCTGTTGTGGCGCAATACCAATGTTCACTCATGTTTTTCCCCTTTAACTGCTTAATCAAGTAATTCTAATATAGTTTCTCTGTCTGTAGTTGTAACACAGCAATCCGCACAAGTTTGAATGACCTCACGAATAACTGCTGCTAAGTCATTTACTTCAAAAGCGATTAATTGCCGTTCTTCATCAACCCCAAAAGGTTCTGTAGAAATTATAGCTTTATCACCAATCACATCTCGTATTTGACTTAGCATGGTTATCTCCTAAAAAGGTACATCATCTTCAATAGTATTGCGTGGTAACTCATCGCTACCAGCTTCTTTAAAACCTAAAGGTGTTTTTTCTTTGCCGATTGAAATGCTAAAAAACTTGCCCTTTTTGCCCTCTTTAACCCAACCCGAAAGCCAATGCTCTTTACCATTAACCATAACTGTACCCGTGTAATCAGGGTGGTTTTCAGTTGTTTTACGGTCATTTTTAAATAGTGAACCGCTACCTTCTTTTTGTACATACGCCATGTCATTTCCTTTAAATATCTATTGATTTAACTACTGGTTTAGTTGCTGGTTTTTGTGGCAACGCTGCTGCATTACCGTCATCATCCGCTTGTACAACACCAACAAATGCGGCAAGGGCATAGCGCCTCATGTAGGTCAACGCACTTCCAGCGCCCTGTGCATCTGCCTTTTGGACAGGCACAGACATTTCTTGTTCAATCCATTCACCTGAAGAATGGCATAAGCGTGTTACCAACCACATACGGCCTTCAAAGTAGTTTCCAGGCATCTGGATAACACTAAGACCGTTTGCAGCCATAAGACTGCGACAAGCATCCCAAACAGACTCCAAATCAGCATACCGAGATTTGAAGAAAGGATTAGCCGAATCTTTTTTAGCATAAGTGAGTTCCCCTTGAACTTTAGACAATGCAGTTACGAGTTCTTTAATAGAATCAGATTGAGGCATTTTGGCCTCCAAACACATCACCAAAATCTTCAAATACAGACTGCAACAATTTGTTGCGTGTATTGTTTGGTTTACCGCAAGCTGCGCGAATGACATCTACATCGTCTTGTGACAACTCTGTACCGTACTCCATATTGTTTAAAGCTACTTCTAAGCGTTCTTCCATTTCTTGCATTACTTGTGCCATTTCATCCATGTTATTTCTCCCTTTGGCGCATAGCAAAATTGCTATATAAAGACTTTAACACAGGTTAATAAAAAAAGTAAAGTCTATGCAAATAAACAACATTTAAGTTAAACTGCGTGAATGGACACAAAATTAAAATTATCCGACACCGCTATTATTGACCTACTAGGTGGTACAGCAAAGGTAGCTAGGATGTGCAAAGTAGATTCTGCTGCTGTTTCTAATTGGCGTGTTAGAGGAATTCCAGCCGACAAATATATGCTTTTGGGCGCAAGAATTGAAAAAGAAAGTCATGGTTTGGTAACTCGCCAAGACTTATTTCCTACTAGCTTTTGGCTTATATGGCCTGAGTTGCTTAAAAACAACGCTTTTGGCACTCAAAATGAAACTGAGTAATGTAACCATTTGTGCTATAGACTCAGCACAACCAGAATTAGCATTAAAAGCTATGGAAAGAAGCAAGCGCCATATTCAGTTTGGTGATGACTTATTTATAAATCATGCCAGCATTAACAGCAGACAAGCGTATAGCAAATTTATTCTTCAAGAACTGCATAAATACATCAAGACGGACTTTGTTTTAATTGTCCAATGGGATGGGTGGGTAATCAATGCAAGCGCTTGGCAACCTCAATTTTTAGATTACGATTACATAGGTGCAGTATGGCCTTGGCATCCTGAAGGATTGCGTGTTGGTAATGGGGGTTTCTCCCTACGCAGTAAGCGTCTTTTAGAATTGACAACAGAACCTGAGTTTGTTTATAAAGATAAAAATGAAGATGACCTAATTTGCCATTTAAATAGGGATTACCTTGTAAGCAATGGAATTAAGTTTGCGCCAGAAGAATTAGCAAGGTATTTTTCTTTTGAAAGAGAGTTGTCTAATTTGCAAACCTTTGGTTTTCATGGGGATTTTCACATGGGCAAATACTTGTAGTAGAATTACCTTCCTATTTCGAGGCTCTAACGACATACCAGGGAATAGGATTAAAAGCGCTACTGGGGGTAATGGTTGAAACAGCGCAAATATAGGTGGCGAAGATAGTGCCTATACCATGCAAGACTGTCGGGTGATGCGATTCCTCAATGGAAGCATTTGAAGGCAACCTAGGTAGGCTAGGTTCGCTTAAACCTCTTGGAAGTAGTTTTTATACAACTAAGGGTTTTTATTAGTAGATTATTAAAAAACTATTGGGCAAACTACAACTACTCAATAACGAGTAAACATTTAAGGGGAATTAAATGAAAGATATTTTAGGTAGCTGTTTATTAGGCGCATTGCTTGGTTGTATGTTTGCATACGGTGTACCAGCAAAAGCACAAGCATTGTATGGCGCACAAGGTCAATACTTAGGCAACATTCAACAGTCTGGCAATACAGCCAACTATTACGGCCCAGCAGGTCAGTACCAAGGTAGTGCTACTACAAACAATGGTCAGACCAATTTTTATGGTGCTAATGGTGCTTACCAAGGCACATATCAAAACCAAGTACAGCCAAATTACACACCGTATCAACCATACATTCCGCAACAACCTGCACAACCATCACGCCCAAGGGGTTATTGATGAACGCAAATGAAATAGCTGATGAATTGGAAAACATTCATTGGATGCAAGACGATGGAAAAGTTAAACCATTTCAGCACTACGCTGACTTTGTACGCCAGCAACAAGCTGAAATAGAAACGTTAAAAGAAAGAAACACGTTCCTTGAATTTTTTTATAGAACAGTAAAGGCCCAACAAAAATGACTACTTTTACTACTGACGATAGGCTTGACGCTGAAAAGTTAACCCAAGCCACCATTGTAATTACTGCCAAATGTAATGAAGTTGATGTCCATACCGAAGGTGAAGGTCAGGCTTTGTTTATAGCTAACCTTATGGTGCAGCTTGTAGACGAAAAGGTAAAAGGTAATTGAGTTTTACCATATATACGCATGATGGCATGAAAGTCATTCAATGGTTTAGTACTATTGATGACCTTCTTAAAAGTATGATTAGCAACCCTTTAAATAGGTATCATAGAAATGTTTGACGAATTTTGGGCGTTATATCCACGCAAAGTAGCCAAAGCAGTCGCTAGAAAAGCATTTGCTAGGCTAACCGAACAACAGCAATTAGACGCTTGTAAGGCTTTAGATGACCATATTATCTATTGGGATATAAAAGAGATTGAGATAGAATTTATACCCCACCCATCTACTTGGTTAAATCAAGAACGCTGGGAAGAGGAATTGGTTATAGAACCCAAGAAGAAAAAAGAATCTAAAGAATGGA